TCGACCCCCTCGGGGCCGAACGGCTGTACTACCAATCAGACGCTGCCACCCTCTCGGCAGCCTTTACGCTCCGGTCCGAATACGAGATGGAGTGCAACCGCGCGCGATACGAATCTTCCCTGTATGGGTTTGGTGGGAAGTATGAAGAAGATAAAGGCGGGACTGATACTCCTGCAATGGACCTGACCCAAGGCACCTCCAATACTGCTGCCCTTCGTTCTCTTAAATCGCTTGGATTTTAACCATGGCTGATAACAACCTGATTCTTGACTTTGTTGCTGGTATTCGACTCGGTACGGATGGCATCGTAAACCAGAAGGAAGTCGTTGCCAGTATCACTAAAGATATTGAAAAGAGCCTGAATTCTATCAAGATTGATGCCGGACAGATAACGATCAGCCCGGATATCAAGCTAAATAAAACGACCCTTGCCGCCCAAAAGAAAAATATTGAGACTACGCTTGATGGGCTATCTCGAGCGATTGATGCCAAGAAGAGAGGGCAAAAGATAGGGTCTGAGCTTTTTGATGGGATGTTTTTGGATTCCATCGGCCGCAATAAAGCAGGCGCGGCTCAGGCACGCCAAGCCTTAGCAAAAGTATTTGAGCCTATGAGCCTGGCCCGGCTGACTGGCCTACAAGATGCAAAGCTTGCTCAGTCCAAACTGAACGAGTCTATGGCGCAGTATAATGCGCTCGGTAAGAAAACCCAGAAGTTATACAACAGCTTCCAGAAAGGAGGCATTATCCCTGCCAAGGATTTGGCACAGATGCGCCAGGCTACTGAGGCCGTAGGCCGGGTTCTGGATGCTAGAGCTAGGCTGGTTAAGGCAGCGGCCGGCGGGAAGCTGGTTAAGGAGCCAGCCTTTGAAACTGTGGATGCAGTTGAAGCTGGGCAAAAAATTGCTAAGCGGGTAAAAATCAGAGACGACCTCGCTCAGACCCCTGCCTTGGATACCAAAGGCGCGGCCGCGGTTGTCGGGGGCCGGGCTCAGCTGAAGGCAGTTCAGGATGCCTTGAGCAAAGAGGATACGGCTGTCCGGAGGGCCCGGGTTAACGAAGAGAATCGGGCCCGAGAAGAGAATTTAAAGCGCGACTTGGAAGCGGCTAACGCCGTAGCCGAAGCGCGGGAGGACGAGCGCCAGAAGCAACGGAAAGCGGATGCGGATGCGGATAAGGCCAGGAAAAGACGGCATGCCGAAGACCTCAAAGCTGCTGATGAAAGGAGTCAGCAACGGGCCAAGGATTTAGCGCTAGAGAAACAGGCTCAGTTTGGCCGTAGACGGGCCGAACGTGCTGCGGACCCTGCAGTGGCTGCCCGTCGTCAAGCCACCCAGGGGCTGCGCCAAGGTTTTGGCGGCGCTTCTGATGCTGACCTCAGCCTGAACAAGACTATATTTGCTGGCCAGATAAAACAGCTGGACTTGATGAAGAAGGGGGTCAGCGGGTTAAGCGACCTCGAAGAAAAGCGGTTACGCCTTTTGCAGCGGGCTCAAGAGGAGCTTGGTAAGGAGCAACGGCGGAGGAAGTCGCTTGCGTCCGATATAACGGCGGCGAACCGGGTTGCCGAGGCCGATAGGCAACGTGAGGCGGCTGCAGCGGCTAAGGCTGTGGCGGCCAGAAAGGCTGAGAATGCTGCTATTCTCGAGCAGAAGGCTAAGACCCGGCAGACTATTGTACAAGCTGGGCCGGAAGGTAAGGGCGGAGGCTATCAGACCAAAGGGGAGATCCAAGACGCCCAGAGATTGTTAGCGGCAGAGCAGGCCCGCCTCCGTAATATGGGGACGATGAGTGCGTCTCGCCGCCGCCGGGTTGCCGAGATTGAGAGAATTAACGTAGGTCTGGCTGGGCAGCTGCAAACTCTGAAACGGATCCAGACTGAGCAAGCCAAGATTGCATCTGGCGGGGGAGGAGGCCGAGGCGGAGGTACAGGCGTCGGTGACAACTTTGATGATATGTCTAAGAAGGCCGGCAACCTCCGCGATCGTTTAGGAGAGACTGGTTTACTTCTGCGTCAGTTCCTCCGGTACGCCTTAGGATATGGTGCCCTCTATAAGGCATTGGCCGCGGTAACCGCGCTGACCAAAGGCGTGGTACAGCTGGATAAAGAGCTGAAGTCGATTGAGGCTATTTCGCAGGCCACTGAAGAGCAGATGCTCTCGATTGAGGCCGCGATTAAAGGCGTGGCAGTTACTACCAAATTCTCTGTCCAAGAGATCGCCAAAGCGGCCCGGGTGCTGGCCCAGGCAGGTGTAGAGCCAGAACAGATCAACAAGGTCCTGTCCAGTGTAGCCCAGTTCGCTGCAGGCACAGAGACCGCGCTGGATGTGGCAGCGGATGTCGCCTCCACGATGCGGAATGTCTTCAAGGAGCTGGAAGATATTCAGATTGCTGACAAGCTGACCAAGGCAATCAACATCTCCAAGCTGACAGGTAATGACCTGAAGGTCATCCTGTCTATCTCTGCGCAGATCGGTAAATCTTTCCAGCTGACCTCAGACCAGTACCTGGCTGCGGTAACTACCCTGCGAAATGCCGGCCTCAAAGCTTCTACGGTAGCGACCGGCCTCCGGCAGGGCCTGCTTGAGATATTCAGCCCGGACTCAAAATCATTAAAGGCCTTAAAGGATCGGTACGCGCAGATCGGCGAGGCCCTGAACGACAGCGATATCAAGAAAAGATTCGCAGGGTTCCAGGCAGCGTCTAACCCACTGCTGGCCGCACTGAAGGAACTCAACCGGCTCGGCTTTACTGGTGAAGGTAAGCAGACGTTTGCCCGCGCTTTCGATATCCGCGCAGAGAATGCGATCAGCGCGCTGATTGACAATATCGACAAGTTAGAGGAGTCGGAGGCCAGGATATCGTTAGGCGGGGCTGCGGCCGAAGCTTCGGCGACCCAGATGGAGTCCCTGGCGAATACCCTGGACAACCTGGGCGCGGCCATGACAGTCCTGGCGGCAGACATTACTGAGGGACCTATAGCGGCTCTGCAGGAGCTGGCTAAAGGGGCGACGGATGCTGTCAATGCCTTGGATAAACTGGATATCGACCTTAAGGCCAAAGGCGGGGATGGCATCGGAGGGATCCTTACGACTGCGGCCTCTGGTGGCGTTGCCGGGGCCAGCCTGGCCGGCGGTGGCGTACTGCGGCGGATCGTGGGCGGCGCTGCGGGTGCGGCTGCCGGAGCCTATGGCGGCCAGCAGACGCTGGATCAGGCAGCTACTGGTGAGATTACGCCTGCAGCCGCTGAGAAGACTCTGGACATAGTCAGTGCCTTATTGAATGTGATCTCTATCCTCAGCCTGTCCAAGGGGTTTGCTAGTTTAAAGCAACTGAAAGCAACTGTCGGGCCTTCTGGGAAATTTGGGCAGGCCTCCCTGAAAGTGGGGGAGATAAGCGGAGTAATTATAAGCCTAGGGGCAATTTTTGGAGGGGTATTTGGTACGCTGCTGAAAGGTTTGAAGGGGCTAGGTACAGTCGCCCTGACCTTTGCCAGAGCCAACCCTATCGGTATTGTTCTGACAGCCGCGTATGCCGCGTATGAAGCTTGGCAAGCCTTTGGAGATTCTGCCGAAACACAGGCGGATGAGTTTGCGCGTTTAGAGCAGCAGTCAAAAGCACAGAAGCAACGGAATGTCAGAAATCGGCAAGCCTTGGAGAAAACCAGGGAAGGGTTTGCTGAATATCAGTTTACTGATCGGGAACAGGGGGTAGAGGCTAGAGCCAATACTTCTGCTGATTACATTGAAACTGCGGCTACCCGGCTGGAACGCGGCAGGGCAGAACTACGGAAACAGTTCTTTAGCGGCGTCGAGGACCTGGATGCGCTTGCTACAAACTTTGAAACTTTAGCTTCGGGGCCTGCTGCCGAAGCAGATTCACCTGCCAGAAAAGTAGCGTTACAAGCACTGAGCAAAGCTTCTGGGGTTGATCTGACTAATCTGTCAGCAGAGCGGGACCGCTTGTTATCTTCCCTGGTATCCGGGATCTCTGAACCGATTAGACAAATCACGTCTATAGTCAGCGATCTGTCAGTCAAATACGAACGGCTGAAGTCTCAGGATTTCGGGGCCTTGCCGGTTTTTGACCAAACCTTCATTACCGAATACGAAGCGATTCAGAGTAAGAACCCGAGACTGTATGCCGCAATGCGGGGGGACAAAAAGGCCCTTGCAGAAATTGGTGGAGTAGATGGACTGCTCTCCAATATTGAGACCATGTATACCGCTATTTCCAAGGTATCTCAGGACCTGTTACCTGCCCAATTGGAAGCCGAGGTTGAGGGGCTTACCGCGGAGTTCAGTACTGAAGTCGATAAAATTGTTAAGGGTGTCGCAAGCGGGGAGCTGACCCTTGTCCAGGCAGAGTCAAAGCTCCTGGCTGAGTTGGATAAACTATCCAAAACTGGAGAGACTTCTTTTGATGCACTGGAGGCCGCGGCCGCGACCATAGAGCAGAAGTTTGCTGAGCTTGAGGACCAGGCCAATACTGCCCGGGAGACGCTGATACAGATCGGCAGCACTCCTCGTCGTGAGCCTCAGTTTGTGTCCGGCCGGTATGGCCCGGGAGCGGCCCCACAAGATACGACTGGGAGAGATGCCGCAAGTGCTGGGCTGGCTATTACCAATGCAGAGGCAGGGAAACAGGTTACTGGATTAGCCGACAGGCTACAGAAAGATGTCCAGGATAAACTGATACAGCAGGGAGAGAAGGCGAATGTTGAGGCAGAAAAGTCGGCAACTGCCCTGTTTGAAGGACTCAAAGACAATGCTAAGGCCCTCGAGAACGACGAGGTCTTTAAAGAACTATTACGTACCTTAGGGACTGAAGCATCCAACCTGTTTAATGCCGCTGCTGCCAACGATCGGGAAGACTTCGATAAATTTGCAAGGGCGATAAGCAAAGAGTTGACCAAGACGACTAGAGTGACTGTTAGGCCACTTACAGTTAAGGCAGCTAAGTTACAAGCGGGTGCAACAAAAGCTGAGGGTCGCCGGGCGACGGTGGCAGCCGAACAGCGAAAGATCACGGAGTATCAGAAGTACGCTCCGGACATTGCCGCTGGCCAAAAAATAGCAGAACTGGATACCCAGATTGCGCGCTTGACCAAGATCAAGAGCCCTGATCTGTTTGCCCCGGATAGCCCGATCCATAAGAAAGCCAATCTGCAGGCTGCTGAGATTACGAAAGAATTAGGCCAGCTCGGCGAGGACATCAAGAAGGCCGCGGATAAAGATTCGCTTCAGGGGTATCAAAAGCAGCAGACCTTGTTGAAGAAACAGTCTGAACTCCATATCAAGCGGAATAAGATATTAGAGGCGGCTAATAAATCGATAGAAGACGCCCGCTTCGCCTATGAGAAACAGAGTCTCCAGGCACAGAAGGAAGTGGCTACCGCTGAGAAGCGGCTGGTAGACCAGCAGTTAACCAACCTGGTTATCTCGGGGAATGCCGATGACTTGCGGAAGCTGCAGGATGAGCGGGTCCGGATTAATGAGGCGCTGCTGGCTACGGACGAGAAGTTGCTCCGACACTCAGGCAAGAGTGAGAAGCTTATTCAGCTGAAGGTTAAAGCCGATACCGAGGCGCTGCAGCAGGCCGAAGCCAGGAAGCGCGCTGAAGAGGTTATCGCGGTTACGCAGGAGAACCTGCGCAATGTCGGGACGACGGCTACCAGTGGGAGCGTGGTGGAGGATGCGGCGCGGTCGGCGCGCGGCCTGGAATTCTCAGACGCGGAGAAGCTTAGCTCCTATGCCGACTCTGCTACCAAGATCTATAAGGAGATTGCGATGCTGCAGGCCCAGCTGGGAGATCCGACAGTCTCCCAGGCCCCAGTCATAAAGGAACTGGAAAAACTCAATATAGAGCTGGCTACCCTGGAGGGCCAATTTGACCGGATTGACACCAATGGGTTTGAGCAGGCTTTCCGGGCGTTTGACCCCAAGCTTATTGCTACTGACCTGCAGAACCTGGAGTCGGCTTTCCAAAATCTGGGAGACTCCATCCGCGGGAACATCGTCGGGGCCATAGATGAGATTGGGCCGTCCCTGTTCGATGCGGTAGTGGACGGCGGAGATGCGCTAGATGTGCTTCAGAGCATTGCGTATGACATGTTCCGGAATATCGGACGAGAAGCCGCAGGAAGTCTGGTCAATTCGCTGTCTCAGGAGTTGCTGGCCCAGTTTGACAGCAGCGACACTAAAGCACTTTTCGGATCTATCTTCGGAATTGGCGGAGGGGATATCGCGGGCGCGGCAGCTTCTGCTGCAGAGAACCAGCCCGGGGATGCCGGTGCCTTTACGTCTGCCCTCACTGCCGGTGCCGCTACCAATGCGGCGGTAGCCAACGTCACTGGGCAGATTGTCAACGTCACCGGTTCGGTTGCCGGCGCTGACGTGACCCAGTCTCTGCTGGGTAAGATCAGTGAGACCAATGAAGTCCAGGTGGACCTGGGTCAGGAGACGATTCAAAAATCTGAAGGTTGGTTCAGCGGTCTTGGGTCCCTGTTTACTAATGGCTTGAATAGCCTTGGCGGGTTCTTCTCCAGCCTGTTCAGCGGCGGTGGCGGCGGTGGTGGCGGGTTCCTCCAATCAGCTATTGGGTTTATCTCAAACCTGTTCACGGCCGCCGACGGCGTTGCTGATATCGGGACTAAGCAAGGGGCCGTTACCTCCTCTGGTGTCATTACAGGGCCTGGGACAGGGGTTTCTGACTCGATTGCGGCAGCTTTGTTTGAGGGAAATCGGGTCACTCCGATTGCGGTAGGTGCCGGAGAATCTATTCTCACGGCTAAGGCTACCCGAATGATCGGGGTTGATCAGATCAGTCGATGGAACAAGGGCCGTATTAAAGGGTTTGCACAGGGTATGGTCCCGGCGGCCAAGACGCCGGGAAGCTCTGCTGCTGCTGCTGCTGCAGCTCCGCAGGTCAATGCCAGTACCCGGATCGTCAACGTACTGGATCCCGACCTGATGCAGGACTATCTGTCCTCCTCTACAGGGGAGAAAGTGGTTCTGAATATCATTCAGAGAAACCCAACTGCCGTTAACCAATACCTACGCTAACTTGTGAAAAACATGAAAGTCAGGGACAATCTTAACTATTACCTTTCCCCAACTACCGGGTTCTGCCATGCCGCATGAGATAGGAACAGCTTCCGGGCATTATGACCTGCTGGCCAAGATCAAAGCCTTTGTTACCAGTACCGTAGAGATGGGTGCCGGAAACGAATGGAGTATTGAACGCGACGATACGACCGGGGACGACCACGAATTGATACTGAACGGCCCCGGGCTGACTGGGTTGGAGGAAATTTTTGTCGGAATAAAGACTTATCAGTCTGTAGATGATGACTATTTTAACTTCAAGGTGATGGGGGCAACGGGGTATAGCCTGGGCGATTCATTTGAAGCACAGCCGGGTAGCTCGGGTATGAAGGGAGTCCCTTTATGGGATGCAACGATACCCTACTGGATAATTGCGAATGCGCAACGGATTATTGTTGTTGCCAATGTAGAGACAATCTATCAGACTTTTTACATAGGCAAAATGGTCCCTTATGCCAGCCCTAATCAGTACCCCTACCCGCTGGCCATTGTTTCTATGCTGACCTCTGCGCCGGCAACTCGGTATTCTGATACCAGTTACAATTTCGGATTTAAGAATGGGGACACCGGAGCTTTCGTTATTAGAGACAATGCAGGTACTTGGCTGAGCCCAAAAACTTGGCCTTGGAAAAATGCTTGGATTGGAGCCGCGTACTATACTGCGACAGCTTCGGAAGAAGAAAACCTCAGAGATACCGGTGGAGTGTACCCCGTTCTTCCCATTGTTATCTGGGAGACCACGCCTAACCATTATGGTGAGTTTGACGGAGTCTATTACGTGAGTGGGTTTAGTCTGGCAGTAGAGGATACGATGACAATCGGCGGAGACACTTACCTGGTTGTCCGTAACGCAGCCCGTACCGGATTCCAGGATTACATTGCAATTAAATTGGATTAACCTATGCCTTACGATATCGGTGCTACGACGGGATACGCTGACCTAAAATCCCGCATCCATACCTTCCTACAGGACAATGGCTGGACCCTATCCGGTACCGTAATTTACAAGGGTAACGTATTTGCTCAGCTGACCGATAACACGGCCTACCTGCAGTTGGTCGGTGGGCAAGGGGAATCCGGAGGCGCACTAACCGATACCTGCCCGGCTATTTCCAGGATCAGGACGGACGCCTGGGGTACCGACGTGACCTTCCCCTGCACTTACCACTTCTTTGTGCACACTTCCCCTGACGTGTTCATGTGCGTGATTAACCACAACACGCTTAATGTCCAGTGGATGACCTTTGGTGAGGTAAATAAATACGGCGCTTGGAATGGGGGTCAGTATTTTGGGGCTAGTTACAATTCTGGGTCGTTGCACAATGTCTGGCAATTTAGTAATTGGAGATGCCGGTTCTATAATACCCAGGCAGGGCAGAATACTAACTGCGGGATAGGGTATTTTTGGGCGTCAACCGACACCAGCAGTGGAGGTTACGGCAATATGCAGATGGTCTGTGACCTGGATGGGTCAGCAGGCGACTGGATAGACAACCACGGGACGCTCTCTACCCGCAATTTTAATGGGTCGTATCTGGCTAATAACCTGGTGCCTTATTCCCCTAATACGTTTAATTCACAAGCTGTATTGGTCCCTATCCACCTGTATCACAACCGACCCAGCGATTTCAGTAGTGTCATCGGAGAGCCAGGGCATACCCGGTATGTCAACATAAAACATTACAATGCCGCAGACATTATTACCCTCGGCGCAGAGAAATGGATGGTGTTTCCTCACCATAAAAAGAGCGCGAATTCCCTCACGGACCCAGCTGTCTACCCCAGCGGTAGTGAGACCGGGTACCTCGGGTTTGCTGTTAGATATGACGGGCCTTAATGGCTGCGCAACCCTCCTTTTTAGGTATTTCTGCGACCCAGCCAGACCTGGCTCCGTTAATCAGTTCGGACTTGGACGGGCATGCGTTTCAGGCATGGCCTGACGTAGACTACGAAAAGATCAGTATCGGCTTGTCTGATGGAGCGCCAACGGATAACTTGCCTATCCTCCAATTGGCCAGAAGCAGATCCGGAGACGGACCGGCCCCAAGCTTCAAGCAAGATTATTACGACCGCATCCATTTGATCCCTACCAGTATCTCGCTAGGTAACCTGACCTCGGACCAGCTTTTCGACGTCGAGGTCTGGAATGCTTATTTCGTCCCTCAGAACCTGGCCTCTATCACCGTTTATGCCGGCGACGGGTTGGCCCTGACCCCGCCTATCGTCGCCCCTACAATTTACGGCGCACTCGAGTCCAGGATGCACACACTGGCCGCTTACTTGTCAGGTCCTCCGGTCATCGATGCCAGCTATACCTTCGACTTCCCCAGTGAGGATCCGGTACTGACTGTGACAGGCGACCGGGTAGCCTCCTGGCCATTCCAGCCGGACTGGTCTGACCCGGTCGTAGAACGCCTGTCTTGGCTTACGGATATCCTAGAGGCGTATAACGGGACAGAGCAGGCCATAGAGCTGAGGTCTATCCCCAGAAAGGCTTTCAGTTTCAGCACGACGCTATTCTACGACGACCGGCAGCATTTGGACGCGCTTCTGTGGGATTGGCAGGCCCGTCTGTTTTTGCTGCCTACCTACAGTGACCCGGGGGTATTGGAAACAGCCATCTCAATAGACGATGTGGACATCTACGTCGAAACAGCGGACATGGATTACCGAGTGGGTGGGTATGTCATATTGCAAATTGACGATATTCAAACTGAGGCCGGCAAGATTGCAGCTGTGGAATCCTGGGGTGTCACGGTGGAATCCGGGTTACGCAGTGTCTGGCCAGCAGGGACTACTGTTTGGCCTGCTTCTCTGGCCAGATTAAAGGATACCCAGGCAGTGGATTCGTTTGCCCCTGCCATGGATAAGATTGCACTGCAGTTTGACTTGGAAGACACGGCTAACGTCACCGCAGTGGACAGCCCTACTACCTACCGTGGGTACCCTGTGTTGGAAGAGCTACCCAACTGGCGGGACGATATCAGCTTTGAGTACAAGCGAGTCCTGCAGCGCGTCGATAACCAGACAGGCGTCATCAGTGTGAACGACACCCGCACCCGCCCTATTACTGTCCAGGAGTATCTGTGGACCAGGATAGGCCGGACGGCTATCTCTTCCCTGCGGGCCTGGTTCCACGCCAGAAAGGGGCGGCTGAATCCTATCTGGGTACCGACCTTCAGATCGGATATCACACTGGTAGAGAAAGTGTTTTCTACTCAGGCCATAATGAAGGTCAAACGGTTTGAGTATTATCGCTACCTGACGCAGCAGAATGGGCGGAAGGATATTGTTATCTGGTTACACGGCAATACCAGAATCTATCGGCGGATCAATACCTCAAGTGTAATAGACGCGGAAACAGAAGAGTTGGTACTCTCATCTACCATGGGGCAGGACGTGGAACCGTCCCAGGTCATAATGATCAGCTTCTTGCAGTTCAGTAGGCTAGAAGCGGATTCTGTGGAGTTTGCTTGGTTGAATCCCCGTCTGTTGGAGTGCAAGCATATGGTGAGGGGTTTGCCAGATGACGTATAACGCCCAAGAGGTATCCCAGCGCGGCGGGTCACCGATCGAGTTCTACCTGTGGACTAGAGGACTGGTGACGTGGACGTATACCAGTGCCGATGCGCCAGTTACGCATTTGGCGCAAGTGTATGCGCCGGCACCGATCAGCAGGCCGGTAATAGAGGACAGCGCTGAACTTAATCAGACCACCTTGCAGATCAAGGCCCCTCGGGACTTTGTGGTATCAAATCAGTTTATTGCCTACCCGCCGGGAGAAGTCGTTACTTTAAAGATATTCAGACAACACCGGACGGACGGAGGCAACGAGGTTAAAACCATCTGGATTGGTAGAGTGCTGTCAGCGCAGTGGGAAGGCGAATATAGCATCCTACACTGCGAACCTATCTCTACCAGCATGAAGCGTACGGGATTGCGGCGGAGATACGGCAGGCAGTGTGAGCACGTCCTGTACGGCACGGATTGCAAGGTAGTTCCCGCTACCTACAGGGTCCAAGGCACTATTGCCGCCATTTCGGGAAACCTGGCAACCATAGCGGCAGCAGCCGGAGAAGCTGACGGCTATTTTAATGGTGGGTTTCTATGGTGGCAGCTGCCGGACGGCAGGAAGGAAGCCAGGATGATCATTGACCATACAGGGGATCAAATTACCTTATCGGCTCCCATGCAGCAAGTACAGGTAGGTGACGATATAGAACTGTACCCGGGCTGCAACCATACTATCGAACAATGCGATGCAAGGTACGGCAACAAGGATAATAACGGAGGGTTTATGTTCTCCCCAGACGTTAATCCCTTTGGCGGTAAAACCCTGTATTAGGAGGACTCATGTGGTTCCAACTTGTTGTTATTCTCGTATCTGCCCTTCTGTCCTACCTGCTTAAGCCGAAGCCGGAGCAACCTAAGCCTGCGTCTTTGACTGATTTTACTTTGCCGACTGCGGAGGCTGGCCGGCCGGTCCCGGTTATATTTGGACGGCCCAGAATTAAGGGAGCAAATGTGATCTGGTATGGTGACTTAGGTACGCGGCCGATCAAGACTAAGAGTGGTAAAAAATGAAGGACCCTCTTGTGACTCTGTCTGACATGCGGGGAATGAAATATTGCAACCCCGGGGCCAGGTTATGGTTTAAGCGGTATGGGTTAGACTGGAACGTATTCAGGAAAGAAGGACTTCCTGCGTCCGTGCTTGAACAGACAGGTGATGCCATGGCCATCCGGTTGTGCGACGAGGTGAGACGTGGGTAAAAGTAGTAAGGTCACAGTAGGTTTTAAATATTATCTCGGAGTCCATCTTGCCCTTGGCTACAGAGTGGATGCCGTCACCCGATTCACTGTAGACGATAGAGTGGCATGGACAGGTAGCGTTTCTTCTGGAGACATCACTGTCAATGCGCCTGAGTTGTTCGGAGGTAAATCCAGAGAGGGTGGAGTATCTGGAACGATTACGGTTATGGACGGTAACCCGTCTCAGACTGCAGATCCCTATTTGGTAGAGCACCTCGGCAGCCTGGTGCCGGGCTACCGAGGGATCTGCAGTCTCCTTTACAAGCACTTCTATATAGGGAATAACCCTTACGTTAAGGCCATGGCCTGGGATGTGATACGCACAGATATCCTGACAGATGGGTCTGCCCAATGGAACGTCAGCAAAGCGCGTATAGACGGGGGTGACTTAAACGCCGCCCATATCATACGCGAATGCCTTACCAATTCAGACTGGGGTATGGATTACCCTACCTCGATCATAGACGACACCGCGTTTACTGCATCGGCCGCTACCCTTTACGACGAAGGTTTTGGCCTCACTATGTTGTGGAACCAGCAGGAGTCAATTGAGGAATTTGTCCAACGTCTGCTGGATCATATCAACGGCGTACTTAGGGAAGACCCTACTACCGGGGACATCGGCCTATACCTGATCAGGGACGATTACACTCCCGGTAATTTACCGCTGCTGGACGAGTCGAATGTGATTACCCTGGAGAGCTTTGAACGGAGAGCCTGGGGCGAGACGGTCAACGAAGTAACTGTTACCTACCACGACGTCGTCACCGATACAGACCTGCCTGTCACGGTACAAGACATCGGCAATATACAGATTCAAGGCGCGATCGTTAACCAGTCTAAGCAATACCCTGGCATTCCCAATGCGGACCTGGCACTGCGGGTAGCCATGCGGGATCTGCGCGCCATGTCTTCTCCCTTGAGCAAGATCAGTATCTTGGTCAATCGGGAATCCTGGGCCTTCCGCCGGGCAGACGTATTTCGATTCAGTTGGGCGCAACAAGGGCTTGTTGAGGTGGTCTACCGGATAGTTTCTATCACAGACGGTACCCTGACAGACGGGAAGATCAAGATCACCGCGGTAGAGGATGTCTGGGGCCTGCCAACCAGTACCTATGTCTCTCCCCAAGCCACGGGCTGGACCCTACCCAATAACATACCAGCCCCGGCCATCTACCAACAGTTGGTAGAAGCCAGTTATTGGGATGTGCAGCAGAATGTGAGTCAGGCAGACATTGCCACTTTTGGCCCTGACTTTGGATTTTTGGTAGCCCAGGCAGTTCAGCCATCGGGGGATGCCTTTCACTATGAGATGTGGGTACGGAACGGAGCAGCGCCGTATGAGGAGACCGACACCGGTTCCTTCTGCCCGACGGCCCAGCTTGACGGAGCCCTAGATCAGGGCACTTCCGGGCTGGTCGACGTCGTTGTTCCAGTAAAGAATGCCGACTACCTGGACGATATATTGGTAGATACCTTTGCGTATATCGGTACCGAGATTGTGGCTATCAAATCCATAAATCTCGGTACTCCAAGCGTCACGATAGACAGAGGCGTACTGGATTCTGTACCTGTAGCGCATGCCGACGAAGCGCGTATTTGGTTTGCGGATCAAAACCAAGGCTTCGACAGGACGGAGCGAGTAGATGCTGAGAGCGTGGACGCTAAGCTTTTGCCCGTTACAGGGCTGGGGACGTTGGCCCTCGGCAGCGCAACGAACCTGAACCTGGTTCTGGATAACCGGTACCAGCGGCCTTATCCACCAGGCAACGTGAAGTTTAATGGTGATGCTTACCCTGCGACAATCAGCGGGAATTTAACCCTTACCTGGTCCCATAGGGACCGTACTCTGCAGACGGCATACCTTAATGATCAGACAGAAGTCGACATAGGACCGGAAGTGGGGACAACCTACAACCTGCGGGTTTACGGGGACGGGGACGTTCAGTTTGTCGATGAGACTGGCCTTACAGGTACCAGTTACGAGGTAATAGAAGCCGTTTTTCCTTTGCAGGATTTTATCTTGAATACATGGCAGCCCTCGGCGACATCTTCGAGCTTTTATAACTGCAACGATTACCTAGCCGGAACCCAGATAGAAGACTACCTCGGCAGCTGGAACCGAACGTTATATGGCGGCGCGGTCCATTCAGACGTTCTGCTTTCCAAGGAGAGTCTGAAAAGTGTCAGCCTCCCCGGGGTTGGTTCCTATATCGGTCAGAGCGACATGGACTATGCCAGCACAAGCGATACCTCGGTATTTGCCATCGTTCAGTTTGATACTGACCTCACCGGTACCCGCTGCATCGTTCAGGACGGAGGCAGCACTAGGGGGTTTTACTTCGGCCTGCATGGCGGTAATTTCGGCGTATGGATCATGGACTCCACCAACGGAAACAAGACAGGGACGGTTACTGCGTCTACCTATATAAACGCGGACGAACCCGTCGCGCTGGGTTGTTGTGTGGATGGGGGGTCAGGCTGGATTAGGCTCTATGTGAATGGGGTGAAGGTTTACGAAGACTTAAGCGTCGGCACTTTCGACAATTACAACGGCACGAACGGCACGAGCTACGGAGGGTGCTACGCCCAATTGTCCATAGACGGTACATCGGCCCCAATAGGAGGGATGATCGGAATCATCGATACCTTATTTTTTGCCAAGTTCAGCGGGGTAGAGGTACAGGCATATCAGGAAGACGAATTCTGGAACCTGACCCTGCTGAATACCCTTGACTATGAAACAGAGGTGGCAGCAGATAGTCCTTATGTCAGACTGAAGATGGATGAGGCAAGCGGCACCTTAACGAATTCTATCGGAGCTTATGGGCATGCAACTCCATTTGGCACTGTGACGTATGAGGTAAGCGGCTTAGTGTTTGGGGCAGGTACTGCAATCAGCTTAGGTACCACGGCTTACCTGCAGAACAATGACTGGGCAGACTACCTAAGCAGCGCGGCTACTGGGTTCACTGTTGCTGTTAAGGCTACCTATCCAGACTCGCCTTCTGGACTGGTTTGTTGGTTTGGCATCAACCAGAATGACGCCAGCCGGACGAACCGGCTATTGATAGGGGTTAATTCAGGGGACAATGGTAAGGCTTATTTGAATGTAGCAAACGCGGCATTCACCGGGTCCGGTACGACGGTATTCAGCCCTGGAGACAGTCTTCACTTCTTTTTCACCTATGACAAGGTAAGCGGAGACTTCGCTCTATACGTAAATGACGTACTGGAAATTAGCGGGACTCAGGCACTGACTGTAGCCGCTACAGATTACGCATTTATAGGGGCAGAAGCAGATACTGGAGGGGCAATGGGAAATTACTGGGCTTCCACGTTGGATGAGTTTCTATTGTTTCAGACAGAACTTACACCTGCCAGGATTTCCGTACTCACGACAGCTGCGGAGACCTTACCAAAGTTAAATTCTACAATACGAGTGGAATTGGAATCAGTGAGGGACACGCTGACATCACGGCAGATGCACGATATCAGCGTGTCCCGGTAGGTTAGTCTAGTAGGATTCTAATCTCTGGGATGACAATGGCAGGTGCCTTACCTAAGTCAATTGGCTCTGTCGTCACGGTTGTAACACTCACGCCCGTAGGGCAGATTCCGGTAGCTGCTTGGAAAGCACGTAGCTCCATCTCCATGGACTGCCTGATAGCTTCTTCTGCTGCGGCTTTGCGTTCTCTAAAGTTCATTTATTCACCCCCCAAGTTGAACCACATTAGCCTCAACAGCCAGGTCTTCCTGGTTGTGAGTAACCCCAATCACCTGCAGCCCGCACCCGCCAAGGTATTTCATCAGCGCGGCGGAGTGCACCGCATCCATATCTGAAGTCGCCTCGTCCAGCAGAATGAAGTCCACGCCACAGGGTAGAGACTTCGCCAGTGCCATCTTGAGACCGATCCCGATAATCGATTTCTGAGAGCCTGAGGCAGCCGCCAGGGGCCGGAATTTATCTGACCCTTCTTCCCTGTACCTGAACGCACCTTCAATGCGGGATAGCTCCTGCAGTACGCCACCGGTGGTCACTTTCATCACCTCAGAAGAGAAAGCCAGTACCCGGTTCCAGACCCCTTCGAGAAACCGGGCCCGGTTGTCTTTCAAGAACTCCCTCAGGCGGCCTAGCCCGGCATCCTTGTTAGTCAGCTTGGCAACGCGCTCCAGTCTCAACTGCTCCTTATCCAGGTCAGCCTTTACTCGGTGCAGTGTGTTCTGAAGTGTGGATACTTCGACTGACAGTTGGCTGACTGAGTTACTGGCTGATCGGTACAGGCGAACGGTTGTCTGCCGCTCCTCCAGGATAGTGGCAGAAGGGGGCTGCTCACCCAAAGTAGTTCGCTGCTCCTTGTAGTTCTCAAGGGAGGCCATGGTCGCCTGGATGTCGGCGTCAATCCTGCTGTGGAAGTCAGCGCAATAGACCCAGGCCTTATGCAGCTGCTCCAGATCCTGCAACCGGTCTTTCAATGTGTCTACCTTAGCCAGGGATTCCTGAAGCGCCTCTTCTGTAACGGTTCCACGTGGAACTTCCTGCAGACCCGCCAAGGCAGTCTTGGCTTCTTTAAGGCTCTGCGTAGCAGTCTGGTAGCGGTAGGCCGCACGGTCTAACTCAACCGCCTCATTCTGCATAACGACGAAATCTTTCCTCTGCTGATCGAGATCTGACTGAGTCTGCTGTATCTTGGTATTCAGCGTAGCGACCTCCAACCCAATGGCCTCAAGATCATGATCCCCTTCTTCATATGGCCGGTTGCAGGTAGGGCAGACGCTATCCTCTAGCATGGAGATCTTGCCATCCCTCTCCGCTGTAATCTCTGCCAGGGTTTTGTTTCGGGCCTGGTACTCGGCGGTATAGGCGTCCAGCTTAGCCCGTATGGCCTCGGCTTGGGATTCTGCCTGTGCCTCGCTTGAAGTAGCCTCCAGCTTTTCTTCGCAGCGCGCGACTTCTTCCTGCGCAGATTTAAGCCGGGTGGCGTAGGCTACACTAGCGCGCCACTGCTCCCTGAGCGCATGGCTCTCTGCCCCGGCTTCCTGCGCGACCAGCCGTGCTTGTTCTACCTGTTCCGCTGTGATCTCTACCTCCCACGGGACGCCAATCTTGCGCGTCTGCAACGTCTCAAGGTGGGTACCCACAGCCTCAATGCGTTCCTGGGTAGACTCGGCTTCTACAGCCAGAGAGTAGGCCTTGTCCAGGGCGTCGGTCGCCTGCTCGAGGTCAGCCTTGATCTTTGTCGCCTGCTCCAGTTCTAACTCTTTCAGCTTGAGACTGGTACGGGCATTGGACTGGTCAGTCAATAGCTCTGCTTTTGATTTGGGGCCAGGCTGCAGAACAGCCAGAGAACCCTTAACCTCAGAACGCATGCGGGAGATGACCTTCATGTACTCATCCACTTCCTGTACCCCACTGAGAGTCTCGATCAGCCGGTTGACTTCTCCCTCGCCCAGATCGGATACCAGCGCGGCAGTACTCCCTTGCTCAGCATAGATAATCTTCATCAGGTCTTTGGCCGGCATGCCAAACAGCTGAGTTAACCGTTTATTGACCGCTGTAATCCCTGAGGCAATTGACTCCCCACCCTGCAGAAGCTCAGTCCCGCCTGAGTTCTTGGTCCGGACAACTCGGTAGTCTCCCCAGCTTAGGTCTACCTTGGTAGATTTACTCTTCCAACCAAAGGCTACCTCAGCGCCGCCCGGTACTGCCGCTACCCCACCCAGCGCAAATAAAATAGAGTGCAGTACCGAAGATTTCCCGGAGTAATTGGGACCGACGATATAGTTCAGCCCGTCCTTCAGAGGGACCGGGAGGTCAGTGTGTTTCTTGAAGCCTTGCAGGTGTAGGTTATGCAACATTGGATTTGACCTCCTCAAACAGCGTTTTCATATTGTCATCTGGCATCCTGGCTTGCAGAAACTGACTGAAGGTCTGTGTCTGAGTCAGCTCCGCGGCCTCCGGTATCGAGAGATCACCCGTTACCAGTTGGGTTTTGTCCCGAAGGGCCAGCAGGTTTGGGAACTCCTCCCAGCACTTCTTCTGCACAGAGGACAGAAAGAAGATTTCATCTGGGCCGACTTCCCCGGTCAGTGTGATGAACTCTGTCTGGTCTGAAACCATGTCGAACGAATCCAAAGTCAGCGTGTTAACGTCCAGAGACAAGAAATGCTCTCGCTTTCTCCAGTGGGTATGTGATGTCAGCTCTCCGGTCTCGGTGTCATAGAGCAAGGTTCGCTTGTCGGAGAGGTCGGCGAAGCCGGTGTTGGTCACCGAACCTATGATCTGTAGCTTGCCCTCGAAGTAGGAGGCAGGGGTATGCATGTGCCCGATCAAGATGGTAAACCCGCAGTCTTCTATGAGAGCCTCGGCATCCTCTTTGCTGAGGTTCAGCTCTGCTGAGGTCAGCCGGTCAGCCGGATAGTTGTAGTTGCAGTGGAGGAGAAGAAGTTTGTGCGGTGTGGTGTCTGATTTTGCCTCTTCGTAGGCTTCCTCCAGGGATTGTTCAAATAGCATCTGGGTAGTGACGTGAGGGATGGCGTAGACCGCAGTATTATCGATAAGTCGGAGACTCATGAATTGGGCCCCGTAATCTGCCTGGATAATTGCGCAGTCAGCAGCCACATGCCTGAGGAACTGTAAAGACCCCATCGAATCTTTGTCATTAATCGTGTCGTGGTTACCTGCCAGACAGAGACAGCAATGCTCCAGTAGGTTGAAGGCAGGCAACATCGCACCAGGTTCTACCCGATACTTGTCGAACACGTCTCCCAGACAGACGCCAACTTCCTCAAACCCTATGACTTTTTGTGCCGTAGACCACGTCCGCGCAGCGATCTCTTTCCTGGAACTGACTGTCGTGTTCTCCTGCCTGTTTACCCCGATATGAGGGTCTGAAAAGATTCGCAATTTCATAGCAGAACCTCCCTCAGAAGCTTCTTAAAGTCAGTTGCCGGCCCCTTCAGCAATACCTGATCCCGAGTCAGCCTGGCCCCGGATTTGATATAGGTTGCCGCAACTAAGGCCCCATCCCATATCTCGATCTCCTCGGTGTCCGCACAGAAGAATACAAACAGAGACTTCTGATTAGGTCCGGAGCGGCACCAAAGATGGGCCTCTGCAGCCTGCCCACCGCTGACCGCGTTTGATAGGCAGGAGGCAAGAGAGGTCTTTAGGAAAGACGCCTTAGCCTCCAGCAAGAAAGCACCTTTGGGTGCCCCTACCAGGAAATCTGCAGGCATCTCAGGCAGGAAGGCCCCGGCCGATTTCGTATCGTAGAACCGATGGAAGGTCAGCCCGTGGTTAGTCTCCTTCTTGAGGGCAGACAGTGCCATCTTTACCCGGTTCTCCAAGTGCGAACCCAGTTGGGCATTACTCATCTTGGCGAATTTACTGTGCATATCAGTCCACCCTTATCATTAGATTGTCAGAGGCCCGAGTGCAGGCTACATAGAGGCATTTGAGGGCCTCTATCCTGTTCCAGTTGGCCAATATATCGGAGGCGTCTACAAAGCAGTTCTTGTAGGTAGATCCCTGAGACCTATGGGCCGTGATCGCGTGGGCGGGTCGGATATCCGCAACCATGTTATGTAGGCCCCAGAATGCGCGCCAAAGAGATCGCTCTTTTTTGGCCCTGCCTGACAGGTCGTTCAGCTTGGAGTTGAATGATCGTTCACTATCTGGGTGAAGTATGTAGGCATCCACTGCGCCGGCCTCTCCCCCACCTATCTCTAGTCTGTAGACTTTGAACTCCCCATACTCCTTGGGAATAAACGGGTGGATCATCTCTTCTACGCCGATGATCCACCCCTCAGCGTCCGTGGACATAACTATCTCTGCATCTACAGCTAAGCCGCCCCCAGGTTCCATGCGCATTACCGGCCCCGCAGCCAGTACTTTCTCCCCGATCATGAAGGGTTCTGTTAGCGTGTCCCCATAGATAGCCTTCCGGATCCCGGTGTTGTAGCTGCGAACGGTATCGTTTCTCCAGGCTACGGTGCGAAACAGATCTGGATTAGATTCGTACTGGGGGCTACGAAAACCCTGATGCTGCCAGGCGCGAAACTTAGAGGCAGGCAGCACGTAGATCCCGGTAGTCCCATCCTCGCCTTTGTGGGTCTGCAGTATGGGCTGCATGCTGCCACCGGATAGAATGCACTCTCTCAGGTGCTGGGCCAGCTCGATAATGGGATTCCCTTCAGTAAACCGAGTTGGTTCTACCAGGCTCAGTACCCGGTGGTCATCTTCTGAGAAGATCAGGGAGGCTTCTTCCCCTACCGGCGGTAGTTGCAAGGCATCCCCGATAAAGATGAACTTCAAGGGCCGGTCAGAGAATTTGGTCTTCTCTGCCGCGGCCTTTATCTTCTTGTACAAGGCCTGGTTTACCTGGCTCGATTCGTCAAGGCAGATGATATCGATGCTGTCCCACCTGCCCAACCCACCCTGGATGATCTCCCTTACTTCACCATCAGAGGAAGGCTTTAAGCCGAGCATGGAATAGATAGTCCTGATGTCAGCTACTGGGGCTGAACTATCCTGGGCCATGCGGTACAAAACATTTTTTGCCTTATGCATCGGGGCAGTCAGCGCCACCGCCATCTGTCTTCCGACCTCACCCACTACCTTGGTAATGACCGTGGTCTTCCCTGTCCCGGCAAAACCTTCCAACGTAATAAACTGTGCTGTGTTATTTAGGCAGAAATCACACAGCACCTCGAAAGCTGACTCCTGGGATGGAGTCAGCGTGATTTGGTTGATGTCTGTCATCTTCCTACCTTTTCCTTGGCAGCTTCGACGGCCTTAAGAATAGACTCTTCAGAGGTATCGGTCCCTATCTCGACCAAGTCACCCCAGGTGTAACCGATCTTGAACTCGCTGACCATTGGAACGGCATGCCCAGGAGGCGTCAGGTCCATAATCTTCTGCAGACGGGGGCAGAATTCGACCACCTTAGACAGAGGTACCGAGGTCACCAGCTCATCATAAACCGGCCCCACCACATAGGATTCTGTCTCCTCCAGCAGGCTGGTCTCGGCAATATCCCGCAGAACTTTCTTCAGGATGTCAGCACCGCACCCTTGAGACAGGTAGTTAACCAGCTGGCGCTGCACTCTGGAAGCGAGGCCGTAATCACTGCTCAACAGGTCTTCCTGGGCGTGTCTGACAGGACCGAAAGCAGAGCGAACGTAGCCTTGCTTAGCTGCCAGCTCTCTGACCTCCTCTTGAAAGGGCTGCAGCCGAGGGTATAACAGAAACATGGAATCCAACAGGGCCTGTGCTTCCGCGACAGGGATCAGCAGGTTGGTGGATAGTGTAGGTGCTGTCCCCATGTAGGTAGTGAGGAAGTTTACGGCTTTAGCGCGCTTGTTTCTAATCCACTTGGCCGCGTCTCTGAAGTCGGAATCATCTGGGTCAGACGCTTTAAGCCACTCCTCAAAGCACTCATACGTCATGCGCTTTTTGGTCCCATCGTAGTCAATGAACTCAGCCAGATCTGGGTACAGCCGCTTCACCATGTCTGCGGCAAAAGAGGAAGCAGTCAGGGAGTGCACATCTTTGGGGTGCTCACCGAGGAAGGCATCGAGGAGCACGGGGTCCTTGGATTCAGACGCAGTAATGCGCAGCTCCTGTCCGGAGAAGTCGGGCACCACCAGAATGTGGTCATCTTCCATAGGCAGGAAGATAGATCTGATCTTACCCTTAGCCACTTGCAGTGCATTGGGGCCGGTCGATGTCGGCCGGCGGCTATTGGTTCCACAGTTCCTGAACTGAGGATGAATGCGGCCTGTGTCCTCGTGGATCCACTTAGGGTAAGGACGGTAGTAATACCTGAATCGGGTCTCGATCGTCTTGATTTCACGCAGCGTTTCCAGGGCGGTACGTTGCCAGGTACCGGGAGTCGCATCTTCTGCCAAGGCGTATTCCAGGGCTTTGTCGGATGCCGATGGCGCGCCGGGTAGCCCATGAGTGTCTCGAAAACTACCCCGGTCAGGCTGCGTACGGTGACGGATAGGCAGGCCCAACTTCAGATACATCAGAGAGAGCATCTGATTGTCAGAGGAGGTGTTCAGGTCGTCGCCTTCCTGTAACTCCTTCGCGCTATTGGATTCTATCTGCAGGTCGTGGTAAATCTGGCTCAGCGCTGCCAGCCCTTCCGGATCCCGGGTCTTGAAATGCTTCACGCCTTTGCCTATTTCCATCAATAGACCTCTCTCAACCGGCCCCAGGTCAGAGATGTCTACTTCAGACAGCCACTCAGTCACCCTCGAGGCAGCCAAGGAGGTTGGCAGACCTACGTGTGCCATGCCTGCCAATTTCAATAACTTCTCGATTTTCTTTATGGTCGGGATAAAGGTCTCGGTCTGCACAGTGGTAGTGGGCGGGGTATAGCAGGCGAGGGCTGTCCACTTTGCTTTTTCTTTCTCATACAACTCCGTGAACGCTTCTTCGTCCGTCAGTTCACTATCCGCCGCTGCCACTCGCGCTTTGGCCCTGAGAAAGGGAGCGATTTCCTTCATGTAAACTTCGACCGCTTCACGGTTACGTTTGATGCAGTGTTCTGCCAGCGTAGAGTGCAGCAACTTGAACTTGTCTTCCAGGGCTGCCGTATCCTCTGCTTCCAGCTCCGCCAGCCGTTCCTGGTCTATCGGAATGCCTCGCTTAAAACCTTTCAGCATGACGTCGGTAAAGTGGAACTCGTTGGCATAAAGAAAACCGTCGGTCTCTTCAACCATAGAGATTAAGTCGAACAATACCCAAAGGTGGGCAGTGACCAGGGAGTCGTCGCAACCATAAGACAGTATTTCCTGACCGGACAATTCGTTAGTTTGGTTGACGCCTGCCTGCTCCATCAGTTCTTTGTAGGTAGTCTGGCTGTACCCAAGCCAATCTTTACTGAGATCTTTTAAGTGGTGAGATTCTCGGTTCTCATCTACATATGATGAGAGCACTACGGTATCGCACAGGTTACTTTCAACCCCATCCCGTACTTTCAGATCAGTAACGACCTTTTCGAAAGCGTTATTGTGGACTACTCTGGCTGCGTTTCTCTGCAGAACGTTATTGATCATGCTAGGCAGAAAATTGCGGGTGTTTTTGTGGTTTACTGGCACATAAACGACGTACTGCAGGTTCTTACCAAAACAAAATGAGGCCCCGGTCGGGGTAGCATGCAGGAGATTGACATAGTCTCCCCGAGGATTCGCTTCGTTCAGACTTTGTTGAGGGTCCGGGTCGAACGTCTCGTAGTCATAGGCCAGGATATTGCTATCAATATCTGCGAATATTTCTTCTGCGTCATCATCAATCTGCAGCAGATATTCGAGCGCGCAATGCTCCCGGTACTTGTCTACCAGGTAAGGTATCCCAGCCTTACCTAAGGTGCGGACCAGCCGCGCTTCATTCGGTATTCTCTTAAACCACTTTGGCTCTACCTTGGTCTTCCGGTTGAATCCGTAGCAAAGCTCAGGGTGCAGGATTGCCAAGTCATAGCTCAGCTTCCACTGCGCTGCGTTGTGTGCGAGTACGTCAACTACAGGGTCCCGCATTTCCTCTGCCAGGTCGTGCAGTTCTCCTACGGATTTATCCCTGACATATTCTTCAAGCTCATCCATTCCATCCCAGCCGTACGCATCGACTAACTGTTTGAATTTAACAGGGCCAATACCTTTAACGCCAGGGTAATGGTCCGAGCTGTCCCCGATGATTGATTTGTACAGCGCGATGTACTTCGCCGGCACTCCCTCATACTCTGCTTTCTCTTCGTCTTTTACAAAAACGGTTACCGTTTCCGACGCCAGTTGGACGATATCGTTGTCAACGGTATAGACGTTGCAGAAGGGCTTCACGTGAGGGGCGATGTAAGCAAGCAGATCATCGGCTTCAACGCCACCTACGGACACTTGGATTGCCCCGACGGATGCCAGAAACTGCTGAATCAGTGCGATCAGTTTGTCATGCTCTCCAACTTCCACAGGATCAAACGGTTTTCTGTTTCCCTTGTAGTCTGGGTACTTCTGCGTCCGATATTCCCGCCCTCCGTCCCAGCAGCAGACGATATCGATGGGGGCAAAGCCATAGGTCTCGATAATTGGATCGAAGTAGGATTCAAGCCAGGTTTCAAAGGCGGCAGAATAGCGAGGGACAATCTTTCCGTCTGCATTTTTAATGGTGGATTCTTTGTCCAGGCAGCGGTAATAGCTGTGATACATGAGGCCCTTTCCGTCAAGCAGGGCTCTGCCATTACGTTTCAGTTGGACAGGGTGAGATTGGGTAGTGTGATTCGTGTTCATTGATCATCCTTTTCAGGTAGGTTAGTGATGGAACTTCATTTTCTCTTGGCGCTGTGATGTGTATGGCTTACACTGTGCGCTTAAGGGTCTGGGGCGGGTCGGTCAACGGATTATCAATGGGGATTGTTTGAGGCCGAAGACAGACCCGCCACAGAGTACTCTTTGGCGGGTCTAAACTCAGCCCTCAACCACAGGTAGCTCCTTAACGAACGAGAACTTCCAGGGGTAGAATGGGAACGGCGTCGATGTGATCTTATCGCCGACTTCAAACTTGGTAACGTATTGTGACGGCAGCAATCTGAACCGACGCGCATTGGTAGATATGTAACCGGTAAACTTGGTACGAGAGGTTTTTGGCAGGGACAGTAGAACGATCTCTCCAGCGCGCGCGCCTTCAACCAGGTCCACGGTCACTTCAGTGTAAGGCCGACGTTCGAAACCCCACCCTTTGTCTGCCCATTCCTCAATCGTCGGAGCAATTGGCTGATCAGTATTGGTATCATTAACTCCGTCATAACTGTAAATGGCTTGCTCATCTTTACTCTCACATTTGGTATTGGCAAAGACCCACTTGGTACGGGATTCCAAGATGATACCGGTGAACGCTTTCCCTAGTGAATCGTTGTTGGAATCTTCGAACATCCCGTCGTTCTGCAGGGCCACTATTGCGTAGGCTCCGAAGCCGTGGTCCAGGCCTGAAAACCCAGCCTCTTCCAGGGCAGCACCCGCTTGGTGAAACAGATCTGCTGTGGTCGTGCGAGGGGTAGCAGCAGTAAGTTCGGTTGGGTCTTTGGTTGCTACCTCCTGAGAGGGGGCATCAGTTGCAATCTTTTCCTGCTCTGCGAGAAGTTTCTTGGCTTCCGCTTTGGCCTTGGCTCGGGCAGCTTCCGCTTCGGCAGCTTCTTCCGCTGCGGCCTTGGCATCACCTGCAAATGGGAGTTGCTCTTCTTCGGCTACGGTTTCCAATTGCTCTTCTACTTCGGCTACGGTTTTCTCAGGGGATTCGGTAGTTTCTGCACGTTTTCTAAGTGACATAATCATGTTCCTATAGGTTTAGGTTTGAATACAGATATCGTTTTTCTCTTTCGAGAAGACCATCATGCTACCTGGATTAGGTAGCTGTCAAGCTATAACTTATCACTCTGATTTTTATAGCTTTTCGGAGCTTCAGGTAAGGGCATCCACCACTCGGGGGGATGCCATTTTTGAGAATACCCTCCAGCAATCCAGCAGCGGCAACGAGGGTGGTCATCCCAGTAGCCGCCGGTAATTTTTACTCTTGATTTTTCACAGTACAAAAGGACTTCAGTGCCATCTTTAGGGGCGGTTTCAATTGCTCGCCAAGTGCTCATATCGACCCTCTATCCCACGCATTAGGTTGGTTCATTTGTGCGTACTCTCTAACCAATTCCCGCTGGGCTTCATACGGGCTAACACAAAACCCAAGCTCATCCAGCGAAAAGAACAGATCGGCGCAGCACTCACACAGATATACAGGAGCCAAGCTTATTGCTCCCGGATCCCCTTCCCCGAACCTGCTGAATTCATAGTCACATCGAGAATCCCTGGTCACGCTGAATTCAGCAACAATACTTCCTGCTTCTAAGAAACTGAAGCAGGAGTTGCATCGCTTTCTTCTCTTGCGTTCTGGCATTTCACTGTAGTCTGACGGCTGCCACCAGTAGAAGTCCGGGTCATCGTAATCACATTCACAGCTGAGCGGCATCTCCTTACCTCCCTTCAATTTCTAACAAGAAGCTTTCTTTGTCAGGAGAAGAAGCCAGGATATACCCTTCCCTCTCCAACATGATATCGGTCATGAGAGACGCCACGGTAGCCAACGGCTTCAGGACATACCCTATGACCGGGTTCTTCTGCCCGGCGCGCGGGAACCTTTCTGAGGCTTGTTTGAGCAGGCCAGGAATAGTCACCGGTTCAACCACAATGAAGGTAGAGCACACGCTCTGCAGGTTTAGCCCGGCCCCGGCCGAGTTAGGGTTGGCTACCATCATCAAGCAGGTTTTATCCTGCAGAAATTGATTTAGCCCTTTGGCACTGTTGGCATCTCCGTACATCAAGGCCGGGTTGTACTTGGCATAGTATTTCTCCAGCGTACGGATGCTCATTCTAGAGTTAGCAAACAGCACGATCTTGTTCTCCGGGCCGAGCCCCATACCATCGATCAACGTGTCGCAGGTTGAAAGGATCTCATTACCTTTTACCGTGATCTTGTTTGTGTACTCATGGATATTAGTAATGATTCTCAACAACTCCTGGCGCAAGGCCTGGGCATTGGTAGCCGCTATGATGTCTCCGTCTGGTAGCTCTGCAATCCTGGCCCGGGCAAACTCGCGGTAGTACTTATGGTGCGCGTCACTCAGCTCTACCCGCTCTTCAATTATCGTCGGCGTCATCTTTGGCAGAACCTTATCCTTGGTAATCCGGGCCGCATGCTGGTAAAGGTTTTGTCTGAGCAGATCCATCCGCATAAATCCACGCACTTCGTACAGCGTGGTGTATTCTCTGCCATGTATAGGTCTTTGCAATTTTATGATTTTCTTTTCGTAAATCACATGCTGCTTGGAAAAGTTCTTCTCTGAGGAATACAACCCAGGGGAGGTCAACCGGATCAGGCAATAGGCATCTCGGGGGTCTCTGTATTCAGGAGTCGCCGTGGATAAAATTAACGCCGACTCACGGTTCGGCATATTGGTAAGCTCATACAGAAAGTTACCCGCTTTGTTACCCAAATTACGCAAGTTGTGCGCTTCATCGATAATGAATATCTGATAGTGTTTGACGATACTGTCTTGTACAAAATCTTTGATAAACATCTGATAAGACATCAGCATAACGTCTGGCCAGCCAGCCTTGTTCCAGTCAGCAACTTGTTGCTGCCGTTGCTGGGCTGCGGTAATGCCTTTCTTAGACTTGACCGGGCCTAGTCGGTACATCTGCAGGTAATCTTCTACACCGGAAAAAGTCTCTTTAAACGTCTCTTCAAACTGGATCAGCAGAGTGGGCGGCATAACCACCAGCGACCGGTAACCATGGGCCTTGTGTACGATAGCTGCGGACTGCATAACAAAGGTTTTCCCCACACCACAGTCATCGTACAGGCCAAACTTGTCTTCCTTCATTAGACTCCGCAGCCGTTGCGCCTGGTGTTTCCAGGGTTGGAAAGGGAGCTTGAAGTTAGGGATACCTGCCGGGGCTTTGACCCCGGCACGGTTTAAGTATTGGTAGAAGCTACTGTTCGTGTTCATTTTCTACTCCGTAAGTACTACATTTTACCTGGTGTATTTATACCCATACGTTGCAGGGAATCCATGACCTCGTTCCAGCTATCTGCCAGCTCTGGGTCTGTCTGCCGGATCTCCTTCCCTGTGCCAGCAATAGCTTTAGCGACTATACGCTTGTAGATAGTACGCTCCACATCGGTTCTGGGTTCAGGCAGATGCGCCTCCCACTCGAGCAATGTAGAAAGGCTGGCTGTTTTAACGTCTGCCAATATCGGGTATGTAGTTTTCCAGTTCATTTTCTTCTCCGGTTGGTTTAGTGAATCGGATAATCTTTAGGGGGTCTAATAATTACCCCGTCATCTGAGAATTTTTCCTTGCGCCTGACCCCATCCGTTTCATCAAACGCATCCCGCTGTCCTCCAGAAATACCATCTGGCACCAGCGGTACATCGCCATGCACCATGGATTTGAAGTTACTCTCAGATGCCTGCCCCTTTCGGGCTAGAGCGGCCCGAGCCTTGTGGTAGGCCTTCAACAGTTGCTCTCCGGTTGCTCTGATAAAGCTGCGACCTATAACAGTAGTCCCATCCTCTGCGAATACCAGATACTTCTCTTCCAGTACAGAATACTTGACCCTTCTGGAAATCTCTTCAGCGGTTAGCTTTCTCATCAGTCACCCTCATGAATTGATAATGGATACGTCGATGCCCTTCTTGCTCATAGCAGAAACAGACAGCTCAATGCAGTCTCCTTTCAGGGTCGCGTCTTTCAAGGACTTGGCAATGAAGTAAGGTTCCTGCTCTACCAGTGTCTCGAACTGATCGTACCGATCGATCACCGGAGTCCTTTGCCCTCTGCTAACAAACCGGACGTAGGCAGGATGGAAGCTTGGGGCCAAGGTAAACGCATCTCCCATTACTGAGTAATGTACACCTTCTACGATGCACTTCTCAATCCTGGCTTCAGTCAAATCGACCATGGACATAACCGCTTTCAGAACCAGATCTATCTCGGATATCTGAGAGTGTAGGTGCATGGTCCCATCCACCGATACGTAGGTGTCCTGCAGCCCAGTAACCAACTGATCAATGAGAGCCTTAGAGGCCGGTAGGTTGTTCCTAGTGCACACCTTGCCCAGGAATTTCAATCCGAGGATGACCACGCTCTCGGAAAATCTCCGCCGATCATCCATACGGGAGTCAAGGCTTTCCAATATCGTTTGCAGTTCTTGCTGTACCTGCGCCGGTGAGGTAGTCAGGGCCTCCATTACCATCGCCTTAGCAACGTCTAGTAACCGGTCGGAGCGTTTCTCTGCCTCCCAGAATGACTCTGATTTTCCCTCCCTGTGGCGACGGGTAAGGTAAACTGAAATCGCTCTCTGTTGCTGCGCCGGTTCCGGTAGGCTTTGCTCAGACATGAACACCAACGGAGAAGAGATAGGCAGTTCGATAGTCGAAGCGCCCAGCCGACCGCGCATGTTCCCGGTCTTATCCAAGGTACCGCGGGGCATATTGCTACCGTTCCAGGCCGCCTTCAGGATCTCACTGGCATAAGCGTAATCCTGTTTCAGTTTGCTCTGGTTGAATTCATCCAGTAGCCGGGGCACCGTCGTGGTCGTCGTACACATATCCAGTAGCGCAAACTTAGACATACCCCCCACAGAGGAGGCGGCTATCCCGCTGGCTGAGTGGTATCTCAGGCCAGACAGACAGGCCCACAAGGTGGCACTCATGGTTTTGCCTGAGCCTGCAGCGCCCCACAGTGACAGGATGGGGAACTGGTGAAAGAACTGCATGATGTGTGGCTTCAGGTGACAGGCGGCATACCATCCACCTATCCTGGCGACTACGGCTTCCTGGTTGCTTGACAACAGAGAGGACAGCGCGACATCTACCGCCTCTGAATCCATTGGCCTATCTGGGATCTCCAGCAGGGACGGGATAGCCCCAACCCGCTTGCTCAGGCGGTGGGTATCCCCAACCATGAAGTGGTTGACCGATCCCTTCTCTTCGACGTATACCGCAATCTGGGATCGACCCATCCCTACCTGCTCGAGTATGAGCCCGGCCGTGTAAACTTGTGTGATCTTTCCCATTTCATTTTCCTTGTTTAAAAGTACCCCCTTCAGTTCTTGTACGTCCATGTCATTGCCAATCCAAATGCAGTCCAGCTTACCCTGCAGTTCTTTTATCAGGCTAGACCTGGAGGAGAACGAGGTCTCTGTAATAAAGTGGTTACATCCGCGGTCCTGAGTCTGCAAAGTGAGATTCATTCCGGTTCTGGTTTCCCCGCCGGATATGGGATCCGACTCGTAAATAATTTCTTGTACCTCTATTGTGAAATTACTTAGTTGTCGCCGGCGTTCCGGCGGCCCAGAAAAATACCCACCTTCCACGATGGCCCACTGCGGGTTGCTTAAGGTTATCTCCTGTTGGCCCCGTCCTAATGGACAACCATCGCAGGGGTAAGCCGTCAGCATCTTAATCAGCGGCTTACAGGAGAAGCTGTACGATGGCGTCGTCGCCACGTAATTACCAACCCCGACTATGTGGTCCAGCCGCGCGCGGTTCGTTGAGTACTTGGAACTGCTCCACTTGTCCGCCATACGGCTGTGCAACGTCCCGGCAACCGCATCGGAAATACCGGCTCTGGCACAGTAGATGCCGAGCTGTAGCGCGGCCTCGTTCAGGCTAACGCTGCCGTCTGTTTGCCCTTCAACCAGGCCTTCTATACAGGCTGGTGTTTTCTCTCGGATGGGGGCTATCTGCTCATCTGTCAACGGAGCAGTAATCTTTGGCGCACTGGCAACAGCTGCCCGGGCTCTCTCGAACAAGGTACTCAGCTGCACAGCCATTTTTGGCGGGTCTTTTGGGTGCTCTACTGGATCCTTAACGGCGCTGCAAAGGGTAGCGTACCCTTCGATGTCCAGGGTTTCCAATTCCTTATGGGTAAGCTCTACCCGGTAGCGTCCGTCGTCGCGTTGCACATTGGCAATACGCCAGATGCATCCGCGGCCTCGGCTGTAGACTTGAAAGTCCATGCCAAGAACATGCAGGTCACGCGCCATTTCCTTGTATATCAGGGGCAGGTCCTTTACTGCTCTACCACTGCAGAAGGTTCTCGAATCCACCAGAACGTGGAACCCTTTAGACCCAGAGGCATAGACCCGTATATATCTTGGGTCGCATCCCATCTCAATCAGCTTTGTTACCAGGTCCCTGGTAGATTGGAGGGCCTGTGTCAGATCCTGCTTGTTATCGATATCAAAATATAGAGGCCCCTTATACGAGGTGGTGTCTTTCAGTGCTTGAAGCTCGGCCTCAGACTCTACGCCTGCGCCATTCAAGTTGTTACTGGTAGCCAGTATGGTTATCCGCTTTGCCCCAAGTTCCGTCGCTTCTGCTAGGACGTTAGGGCTGTCTGGGATAGTGAGCCATGCAGACTTCTCTCCGGTCTGGTAATAGCGCCACATCAGCCTTACTCCTGGGGATTGTTTTTAGACTCCGCATCTATTTCAAGTTCGATACCAAACGCAAGTAACTCCTTCTCTATTAACCGGTTGAGTGTTATCTCTCTGGCCAGTTCGGCCCTGAGAGTTTCAATGGTAGTGCATAACAATTCGATGGCAGGGTCGGACCTGTCAGCAAACTGAAGGGCGACCAGTGAGTCTGTGAGAGGACTGTCAGACATGCTCCACCCCCAGATCCAAATCGCTGATAACCTGCTCAAACAGAGATAGCGACAGGTTAGAACGCTTGCCATCCACGGTGAAGAACGGTATCAACCCATCTACCGTAGCGGAGTAATCGCTGTCGATGAGGTCGCTCTCTCCAGGCAGGCAGGTGCATCCGATACTGGTGCCGATGTACGCCCCGGAGCTGGACCGGAATATCCTCAGCTCGGTCCACCGGTCCCGCGTCTCGTGCGGGTCAGAGGTAGCAAACGCCACAAGTTCGCCGTCGAACTTGATGTATCGACCGGCATCTTTGCGGGGGATAGTGAAATCCCTCACTTCGGCACCGATCTCTTTTGGGAAATTTAATCTGTTCACCTTCTATTTCTCCTTCAGTTTCGTGCTGATCAATTCGGCCGACGGCCTACGTGAAGAGTGAGGGTATCCGATACGCTGTCAAAATCCAAGCGGTCGAACTCCCCGGTGGCTACAGCCTTCTTTAAGGCTTGTGTTGGGGTTGACGCTCTGACCAGAACCTGCTTAGCCTGAGCCGGCGGGTCCAGATCATCGACGTCGCCGATTGCGGCCCAGACCTGATAATCCCGTTCCCCGGTTTCGAAGCAGTGCATATCTACTCCGTCTTTGAATACTAATTCGTGTGCAACTGCTGGATATATCTCTTTCGTTTTCATGTTCTTGCTCCCGCGATGATATTGTTACCCATTCGTATTTTGTCAAACCAGGGTGCTATTTCTGCCTGGTAAGTGGATAGCTTACGGTTCTCCTGCCAACCTTTAGTCGTTTCTTTACCAACGCCTGTCCGATCGCCAGGGTACACAGTAAAGTAAGCCCGGCCCTTTTGTCCAGGCTTCAGAGCCTCAGTGGTTACCACCCCAAGATTTTATTTATATCCTGCGTACTGGCTACAGGGAGGTTCGCAGAGGAAGCACCAGTTAAGTACGGGGTAACAAACTTAGCGATCTCTGGCCAGGACTCGAGCAGTTGTTTAGTCGTGTTCACCGATGCCAGAAGCGTCCTGGTTTGGCTCTTGGTTGCATCCCGCTTCGCCTTCCTGGCCTCGACCAGTTTGTACCGCTCATAAAATAGCTTAGTCAGCGTCCAATCCAACATGTATCCTTCGAGCTTTAGCTTGTTGCTAGGACCTCTGACGCTTTCCTCCACCGGGACAGAGATTGTGCATTGGCCAGCCCGGGTCACGGCTATCATTTTCGTAGTGAAAATGAAATCGGGTGCGTTTTCGTGTGTCTCCATCGCCCGGAGCATAGAAGAATAGGTACCACCGTAGGTATCTGCCAAATAATATCGCCACAGCTTGGTGGCTATTATCTGCATGTCTATCGCAGGGTTTTGAGAGTCAAAGACTTTCAAAACATTCGCCGCAATCTCCTCCCGCATTGTGGTCGTGAGTTTTACCGACCGGTATTTGGGTTTTACTATAGTTTCTTCTGTCATTTTCATTCTCCTTCTGCCAATTCCAAGTACAGCTCCAGCGTGTGCTTGGCTTTCTTTATGTCAGCCATGCCTCCCTTATCCCGTTCACGGGCCAGGTAGGCAATGACGGTACCTTTGCAAAAGCCTCGCAGCTCATCAGGAGTCAGCCACTTTGAAGCAACTATCCAGGGCTGGTGCTCACCCAGCTTGCTGTAGTGGTTGCCACCTTCCTGCGAAGCAAAGGCCGACTTCAGTTTCTTTTTCTTTGTCATTAGTTTGTCTCCTCTCTAGTTCTTACTCTTAGGAACACCCCACGATTGGCACATCGCCAGTCGTTTAATATCGTTTGATATTACCGCAGTGGGGTTACGATTCGAACGCCGACCTCCGTTTGGCAGGTACGCCTTAGCCTGGCCGGCAATACCCAGCTTCTTGGCCCTGGCCCTAATTGCACCAGGCGTCCTGTCTATACCTACCCCTGCCTTCAGCAGTACGGAGATTTTATCTGCAGGCATGATATTGTAGTTGGCGGTTACAATCTCGTCCTCTTCCTCACTCCAATCAAAATATGCCATTTTCATTTTCCTCTTCAGTTAAAGTTTCAGTTTGAAGACTATCGTTTTCCTGCAGCGAAGACAGTTCACATCTCTAGGGTCATAAGCCGCATACGCTGCACCAACTAACCCACAGGCGGTAGACCCATCCTTCAATTTAAGGTGGACAGGTTTACCGATAGTGAGGATATGTTTAAACCGACGGGAGTCACTCACCTTGATGCTTTCTCAGTACCGTTATCAGTCCGTTGAGTTCAATCAGCAGGGCTTCAGTCTCCTGCATAATCTCCCACTGGCTTCCGTCCATATAGGTGCTGTGGTTAGGGTCGTCGTGTCGGGCTTCGGCGGTGTCCCGGGCTTGCTTGATGTAGGTAGAACACCTTTCAAAAATATCGACAAGTTCTGCCGGGTCTGAAATCATTTCATTTTCTCCAGTTCAATTATCCAAAACAGCATGCTCACAGACAGGGCACGGGACTTTAGCAACCCACAAGTCACCATCCCATTCTGCCTTAGCCATATCGATACTGCCGTCGTCATTCTCAATGTTTTTTGGGAAGTATAACCGGTCTTTGTCTAAGACAACCCCGCAGGATTCACAACTGATTAAGTTCATTTCATTTTCTCCAGTTCAACTCTTAAACTGTAAATAATCTCGCATTGGTTTATACAGCATCGGCTCAGCAACGCAAGGGTGCCTTTGGATATATCCAGAGGTAAAACTCAGCCGGTCAAAAACAGCCGGAGGCAGCAGTAATTTGCACCCCTTGTCAGGGTCAACTCCTTGGGTACGCATATACTCTGCTATTGGGTCTTTAGGGATACGACGCAGCGCATCTCGTATGGTATCTATAGTCACCGCATCACTCGTTGAGGTATTCGTAGCTGATGTCTGTGCATCACTCATAATTTTCATTTCATTTTCTCCAGTTCAGCCACACGTTCGCGCAGCCGGGTTATCTCCGCGGCAATCCTGCCCAAGGCTCTGGCATCTATATAGTTAACGACGCCTTTGCCTCCTTTCTTTGCCAGGTATTCTAACCAGGCTACATACTTGTCAATATCCATAGTACTTCTCCGGATAGTATCAGGGTTTGGGCTTATAGGATCCTTCAGCTTCAAACAACTCCCATGTACGCGGAAACCTTTCAGCAATCAACGTACCGACGGCATCGGCATACTGTCGAATCTCCCACTGAGCATTCGGGGCCTTCCTCAGGGTCAGGAAAGCCAGCCAGTTTCTCAGGACCGCACTGGCCCTCATCTTGGAGTAGCGGGCTACAGGGACTGGCAACCGCGCCAGTTCTTTTGGGATGCCGATATTCAAGCCCAGCTGATACACTTGTTGAGCGTGAATATAAACTTGTTCAAGCGCGGCCAACCATTGCATAGCCTGCGGCCCCGTCAGTTCTACGCCTGAGCCCTGAGCCTGCTTGTTTGTCGTTGCGGTATTGGCCCCAGCCAGTAACCGGTCAACAGTTGGCATGTAATTTTCATCTGGCAGAGGGATGTACCGGGCGCTCATTTCATTGTAACTTTGAGTCCTGTGCCGGTGCCATTCTCTGAAGATAAAGATCGGTGCCTTAACCTGCACAATAAGCCCCGCCATCTCAAACGGAGTAGAGTGCTTGTTGTTATACAGGTAGGCCAACAACTTGGCATCTTCACTCCATCCGCGGAAGGCCCCGTCAGTGGACATACGGGCCGCCTCAATGATGCTCTGATCACTGCCCCAGCCTTCGATACCCTGGACGTAACCGTGGTCCAGTAATTCTATTCGTTCAGTCATTTAGTTTCCTCGCCTAAAGCGTAATCTACTAAGTGTTTTACTGCGACCTGAAAAGCATCTTGCCTATACTGGGTAGTCAACTTACGAATCTCTTCCAAGGCACGACGGTAGCGCAAGTGCTCCTTTTGGGCTTGTAACAAACCAGCATGAGAGAGTAACTTCTCCGCATCTGCCAGCTGACTTCGTAGCTTGATGAGTTCTTCTAAATAAGGGTCTACATCGGCATCAAGATAGTAAGAACCTTGATTGTACTCACCTACCCCATCCTCGAAACAGTCATATCTGGTTAATTCTATAGGCAGCTGCATTTCGTTTTCTCCTTTATAAGTCCCACCCCTGCACTGGTTGTCCGCCATCCGTCCTTCATCTCTCCTGTTAAGTGAGTGAACTAGGTGTGCAGAGGTGGGGTTGAACTATTTAAACTCTGGTTTGGTATGTTTAGTGTCAATCACACGCCGAGTCTCTTCCTTGTTATCCCTGTGATACTCGATCCAGGTACCGCAGACGTCACAAGCAGAGTAGTAATTGGATACCTGCCAGACTTCAAGCATATCAAGTTGACAATCCCGGTCCTTACTTTGAAAGTCAATTACCTTGTTACCGCAGGTGGGGCAGACACACTCGAAATTTACGCTATCAAACATACCCATCACTATCTCTCCTTGGTTATTGCCACAATCACAGAAGCCACATTCGTCCCACTCGATTTAAACATACCGGTAGGAACCTCAGTGACCTCCGCCCCAATAGACTCCAGCCACTCCCTGAAGGCTACCTGTTTCTTCTGACTACCAAACGTCCAGCTCTTACTCGCAACACTGACCAGTTTTCCGCCGGGCTTCAGGAAGTCAAACATATGCAGGATGTGGTCGATGTCCTGGTTCTTAGTGAATGGCGGGTTGGCTACGATGCGATCGAAATAACCCAGGACGCTGGGCTTGACTGTAAGGAAGTCCGCTTCGAGTGGGAAGAACTTCAGGCGTTTCAAAACCACGTTGTTCTCTGGCATCAGTTCCACCACAGTACAACCTACCGATCTATCTCGCATTCGTATAGCCAACGCCCCTTGCCCGGCCGATGGCTCCAGCGTAATGTGGGCTTCCTGGATGTCTGCCATCTCCACCAGCATATCTGCCAAGTGATCAGGTGTGGCAAAGAACTGGAACTTCTTCTTGTCGTTGATCGCTTCGCCGCCTAACAGCCTGGCCTTTACCTCTTCGGCCGAGTCTGTGAACTCGAAGCCACACTTCTTATACTTCCCGCCGGCCGTAAGCAGACACTTCTTTACTGCCGCATAATTGGCAAAGTGGTCATCGGCAGGCAGCTCCAGTCGGTTACCAACAGGGGTCATCTTGGAGATTGAGTCTAGTAGTTCTTGTTTCATTGTCGTTTTCCTTTAGTTAGGTTTGAAATTAAACTCAGTTGTTAAACCAGACCAGCTGTTAATCCCATCGATCAATCGTATACTGGGTAATTACACTGGTATGTACCCGAACACGGCTGCCCATATTCTTTCCAATAACGTGCTCTTCCTCGATCTCAATAGCAGGCGTTGCCCGGGAGTGAGCTTCTATCACACTGCGGATCCCGTGGAACTCAGACCTAAGGGTTTCTGGGAATAAACAGTTGGATCTATTTTCCTTATCTCGTGCCCCTTGCAGGATGAATGAGAAATCCTTAGGCGAATTGCTGTAAGGCTTGTCTTCCCACATGTAGGGCATCAGGCAGAGTGCCCTGGCTTCGACCCATCCGGAATCCAAGAAGTAATCTCTCGGTTCCCGACCACCATGGTACCGATACCAGGACACCGGGTTATCCCACTGGAAAATTAAAGGGGCCTCTGGATTCTTAGCCGTAAGAAACGTAACAAAATCCGACCGACCATAGGGTACAAATACCTCAATCCTCTTAGCCTTCGGCAACACTTCGTCCCGAAACTTCACCCAGGTAATCTTCCCTGAATCGGCTACCAGCGGCTCCTTCTTGTCCTGCTTCAGGTGCTCAAATACACCGCCAGCATTGGAAAACTTATCAGGTGTAGTAGGCCTCCAGATAGTTTGCATATCCTCCAAGGTAGCGAACCGGCGCTCCAAGGAGGGCTCCAACCCCAGAGTTTTAACCAGCTTCTCAGCTTCCAGGATAGCACCGGACTTTGGCGGAGCCTGTGGACGCTGATACTGCAATGGGTGCATCTTATCCTTGAACCTGGCCGCCGCCGTCTTGAATGACATTCCGCTACCGAGGTCCTCAAGCAAGGTGCCGATCATGCTGCTGCGCGGGTGACAGAACCCAGCGGGGGCATCGGCAGTCGCCTTCCAGATTATGTTATTCCTGTGAAGCCTATGCAGGGTTTCTTCAGTCGCTTTCTTCAGGTTGTAAAGCCACCGCGCCTGCCCCAGTACCTTCTCACTGCGGTATAGGGAGTCATTAGACAGTAGCTCAAAGACCTGCTCCAGCATCGGTAGTCTGAACTCACCCAATGCCCGGGAGACATTACGATAGTCTTCCCGCTTCTCGGCGGCGCGCTGCCCCGCCATCGGGTAGATGTCCCGGTAAGGGCGTGGGTTTGCCACCGCAAAGTGAGTCCAATCACCTGTTACCGGGGTCCCTAGTGTCCGCTTACTGGA